AAGATATATTGTCTTAATCCAAAAAATACTGTTATATTCTATTATGAACATTTTAGAACAAGCAAACAACATCGTCTTCAAAAGGGGCGAAGAGAAAGAGAGACAATACGGTCCAATGAAAGAGAGCATGGAAAAAGCAGCAACTCTCGCATCGACCATGTGCAACAAGGAGATAACGGCAAAAGACCTGTATCTTTGCATGGTGGCACTGAAGATGTCAAGGGAATCTTACAGCAAAAAATACGATAACGTATTGGATTCCATAGCGTATTTAGCGGCTATGGTGGACCATTACAAAGACGAATACGATAAAACAAAATAGTAAATGAAAATTCTTAAATGTCGAAATGTTAAAACACCTTCACGGGGTACGAGTAAAAGCGCTGGCATAGATTTCTATGTACCAAACGATATAGACGCAATCTCGTTAGAACCAGGACAGGATGCTCTAATCCCTTCTGGTATAAAAGTAAACGTACCTAAAGGTCACGCACTCATCGCGTTCAACAAATCTGGAATAGCAACCAAATCAAAGCTCATAAAAGGGGCAGAGGTCGTAGACGAGGATTACACAGGAGAGATTCACATCCACGTATTCAACGCAGGTAGAGGGTTATCGGTCATCACACCGGGTCAAAAACTCATACAGTTCATACTGATCCCTGTTAACTACGAAGGTGTAGAAGAGGTGGTAGAACTTGATTCTATAGAAACAGAACGTGGCGAGGGCGGATTCGGTTCAACAGGCACACACTAAAATAAAACAAAGGTTATGATATCGTACGATGAAATACACGAACACCTCGAGTCATCAAAGGAGGCAAGCATCAAACGCAAAGAGAGGACAGGTCAGTTTGATAAGGCATACCTAAACATAGCAAAGGAGATAGGTTCTCTTTCGTACTGTCAACGATCCAAGGTCGGAGCAGTCATAGTAAAGGACAACAACATCATCTCCTTTGGGTATAACGGTACACCTGCCGGCATGGACAACTGCTGTGAGAGGGACAACGTTACGCTGCCACACGTGATACATGCTGAGATGAACGCGATACTCAAAGCCGCAAAAGGGGGACACTCTGTAAACGGTGCGGTACTCTACCAAACGCTGAGTCCTTGTATCGACTGTGCAAAATTAATATTACAATCCGGAATAAAACGTGTAATATACCTAGAGGAGTACAGAAAGACAGAGGGCGTAGACTTCCTTAAACAATTCATAGACATAAAGAAATACGAAGATGACATTTAAAAACGCAAACGAATCATTCGTCCATTTATATCACCAGATAATGAAACATGGACAGGATTTTTCAGGTACAAAGGCGATGTTTAACGCCTCTTTTACCTTAGAAGATCCCATGCAAATGATCATAACCGAACCCGAAAGAAAGTTCAACCAAGAGTACGCCGAGTACGAGTGGCACTGGTACCTTACAGGGAACAGGGACGCTTCAGAGATATCAGAGAAAGCAAAGATATGGAAGAACATGTTCGTGCCCGGTACCACAGAGGTCAATTCAAACTACGGCTTCTTCTGGAACAAGAACGGACAGTTAGACCGTGCTATCCAGGAGCTCAAGGATAGGCCGAATAGCAGAAGGGCGATGGTAGTTCATTACGACATAAACGAGCTAGAGAGGTATGACGCAGACACTCCGTGTAACGTTGTGCTTAACTTCTACAGAACAGACGGTAAACTAAACCTTACCGTGTTTGCCAGGAGCATAGACCTGTGGTACGGATTCTGTAACGACCAGTACACGTTTGCAAAACTCATGAGCATGGTATGTTTTAAGACCAACACCAAGATGGGTCAAATGCACTGGTTCATCACCAACCTACACGTATACCAAAGACACTTCGATAAACTACCGGTAAAACCTTTTGAGTTTGAGACACCGTTGGGCATGCCACCTCAGCCGTGTTTACTGGGAGAAGATTACCACGACGAGGCTGAGCCTGTACCGTTAGACGAAGAAAAGGGATCGTCAAGCGTTTATTTAATCAAAGACAAAGAAAAGAAATCAAGCATGAAAATACCGCTAAACCAAAACGGTTGGAACGAGGTAGCGCTAGAGTGTCTAGACTACTACATAGACATCAACCGTAAAACAGAGAAAGTCTTCATAGATACAAAGAAGAGGGAGTTCAACACAGGGGACGGTTACATAGACAACGTATTCCTGTTTCACAACATCGATAGACGCTACGAAGGTTTCATATTCCTACTCGAAGACTATTTCATGCAGGAGCAATCCCTTACCTGGGACATATACAAACCGGTGGCAAACCCCAACTGGACGATATACGACTACCTGTTCCTGATATACTCACACAGGATATTCGGATCCGGTACGTCAAACCAAGACAACCACGGGTACAACAACACGATCCTATTGAATTTCCAGCACTACGATTCCTACAAAGACTTCTACAAGTTCATGTTAGGTGACAAGGGAAACTTCGTGAGCTGCTGCGTTAACCAACCGCCACGATACCCGCTTAAAGACTTGGTAATCAATCACTTTGAACCTTGGGCAGACCACATCGTCGACAAGATAAAACCGGGTACTTCCATAGCAGGCATAGTGGACGTAATGAACGCGTACAATAAGAAACACAACCTACACGCGTTTAACTTCCATTACCTACTGATGGCCGCAGACATAGCGAACTACGTAAACCTGGACACCAAACTAAAGGGAATGTTCGAGATAGACGAGTGGACAGAGTGTAAGTTGGGTCCCACAGCAACGGCCTCAATGAAAATATTAAAACCTGGTTATAAGTATAAGGATTTCAATCAGTTGTGCGAAAGGTATAACATGAAACCGATGGACCTAGAAGACTTGCTTTGCGTTTGGTTGAAGTACATAAAGAACCCGATATGGCAGTACTACGTTAAACCGCACCACACCATGGCAGACTTTGAAAACAATTGGAACATTCCTGGAGTTGAAAAACACAAGTCTTATTTCAAACACAAAGAGATATTCTTAAACAAATAAATCACAATGCTAACAATCCTCTATTTCAGTACAAAGACCTGTCAACCGTGTAAGATGTTTAAACCTGCGGTACAGGCAGCGGCAGCAGAAACAGGCGCAAACGTAAACTACATAGACGCTCAAGAGAATACAGGCATGGCATCGGCCTATTCCGTAACCTCGGTGCCGACTCTGATCTTCTTAAAGAACGGTCAGAACGTACACCGGTCAACGGGAGCCATACCCAAGCAGGTACTCGTAAACACAATAAAGCAGTACTCGTAAGATAGATTTCTTATTGTAGACGCTATTCATTACTTTCATTTAAACAAGACATCATGACAAAAGAGTTTGCACAGCCAGAGATACCTCTATCAAAAACCACGCCGATAGTGTGTGAGAGTTGTGGAGGACAGGTATTCACCCACGGATTCATGTTACGCAAAGGATCCAAATTTTTAACCGGTTCGTCCAAGGACACCGTTACCCCTATTCCAACATTCTCGTGTTCCAAATGCGGACACGTAAACCAAGACTTTATCCCAGCAGAAATACAGAAAGCGGATGCCTAAGACGGACTACAACATCGACTATACGAAACAGAAAGCTATATCGTACTCACAGTATAGCATGTATAAGTCGTGTCCTCACAACTGGTACTTACAGTATGTTAAGAAGAATAAGAAGTTTGAAAATTCCATACATCTCACATTCGGAACCAGCATACACGAAGCGCTACAAAAATACATAGAGACGATGTATAACGTCTCAGGAAAAGCTGCCGATTCGATGGACTTGATAAGTTTCTTCAAGGAACGCATGGTTGAGAACTACACAGAGGCCAAGAAGACTAACAAAGACGAACATTTTATCACACCTGAAGAGTTTAAAGAGTTCATCGAAGACGGCATCAACATACTGGAATACGTAAGGAAGAAGAGGGGCGAGTACTTCAGTCTCAAGAACGAAGAACTGGTGGGCATAGAGACTCAGATAACAGATCCGGTGATCGATGACATACCAAACGTTCTCATGATAGGCAGCATAGACCTCATCATGAAAGACAAGAAGACAGGAAAATACACAGTCTACGACATAAAGACCAGCACCAAAGGCTGGACAGACAAGGACAAGAAAGACCAGACAAAGATAAACCAGCTCCTGTTCTACAAGCACTTTTTTTCTAAGAAGTTGGGCGTGGACCCGGAGATGATAGAGGTCAAGTTCTTTATCGTAAGACGTAAGATATACGAGGCTGCCGAGTTTCCCATGAAGAGGGTACAGGAGTTCGTTCCTGCACAGGGCAAGATAAAGATGAAACAGGCCGTAGAAGACCTGAAGTCTTTCGTACAGGACGCGTTCACACCGGACGGCAAACACGTAGACAAGACCTACCCGAAAAATACAGACAGTTGCAAGTGGTGTCCGTTCAAAGACGATAAGACCCTTTGCGATAAAAAAAATAAATAAAAATGCCATAAAAATATATTTTATAAACATTTTATGTATATTTATAGAAAAAGAATATGGCAGAAAAAAACATCAGTGAGCTTACCGAAAGAATGCTCACGTCAATAAAAGTTCCAAAAGCAATTTACGAAGACTTCAGAGCCCTAACAAAGTTAAACAAGATGTACCTACAAGACTTGACTGAAAGGTCCATGTTCTTATACATCACAGATTCTGAGTTTAGGCACAAGATACATAGCACCTACAGTACGTATTATACTGGTAGCGTATTCGTTGATGAAGTAAAGATGTTAAAGGTAAAATAACAAAGATGATAAAAGGTTACATTGAACAATCAAAGAGAAAGAAAGTACTTTTACTGGGCGACGATCTTAGAATGCACTCAGGAATCGCTACAATGTCAAGGGAAATAGTACTCGGTTCGGCACATGAACTCAATTGGGTACAGGTAGCAGGGGGAATAAGCCACCCTGAGAAAGGCAAAAGACTAGACCTTTCACAAGACACAAACAAGTTTTTAGGAATCACAGACTCATCGGTGATACTGTACCCAACAGACGGCTACGGTAACCCGGACATGATACGCCAGCTCATCGAGATAGAGAAGCCGGACGCAATGATGCTGTTTACCGATCCAAGGTACTACGCATGGTTGTTTGACATGGAGGCAGAGATTCGTAAGAAGATGCCGCTAACGTACCTATCGATTTGGGACAGTGCTCCGGCACCTCTATACAACAAATCGTTCTACGAGTCTTGTGACACCCACATGTGCATATCAAAGCAGACCAAGGTTCTCACAGAACTCATACTCGGAGACAAGGCAAAAGACAAGATAATCAAATACGTACCACACGGAATCAACGATAAGACGTTCTTCCCGATAAACGAATTCATGCTGACGTCTAGTCAGGCTTTGGCAGACATGAAGAAGAAGATATTCGGAACGTTTGAGCCTGAGTTTGTGGTACTGTACAACGCGAGAAACATCAGAAGAAAATGCACATCGGACCTGATCGCAGCATGGTCGCTATTCACAGAGAAACTGGGCAAGAAGAAGGCAGAAAAGTGTGCTCTTCTTTTACACACCCAACCTCTAGACGAACACGGTACAGACCTGCCTAAGGTGATAGAGCTGCTGTGCGATCCTTCATACCAAAAGGTCTATTTCGCAGAAGACAGGTACACTCCAGAACAGATGAACATTCTGTATAACTTGGCAGACGTAACGGCGCTGGTATCTTCAAACGAGGGTTGGGGTCTTAGTCTTACCGAGTCTATGATGGCAGGTAAGATGATTATCGCAAACGTTACCGGTGGAATGCAGGACCAGATGAGGTTTGAGGACGCAGGCGGTAAGTGGTTTGAACCAAGCAAGGACATGCCATCGAATCACTTCGGTACGCTTAAGGTGTGCGGTGAGTGGGCGGTGCCTGTGTTTCCTTCTAACCTGAGCCTGGTGGGTTCCATACCTACCCCTTACATATGGGACGACAGGTGCGATTTCAGGGACGTGGCAAATGCCATAGAGCAGGTGTACAACATGGACTCAGAAGAGAGAACCAAGAGAGGACTTGCGGGTCGTGAATGGGTCACATCAGACGAGGCCAAGATGACAGCCGAAAACATGGCAAACTCCGTATTCGAGTGTATCACATCTAGCGTAGATAACTTTAAACCAAGACACAGGTTTGAGTTGATTAAAATACAAGAATTACCTAAGAAAAAAATAGCACACCCTTTAGTATATTAAGACATGATAAAACCGTTATGCGTTATAAGTTGCCCTATCGATACATTCAGCGGATATGGAGCAAGAGCAAGAGACTTCGTTAAAGCAGTTTACGAATTAAAGAAAGACGAGTGGGACATCAAGATAATTCCACAGCGCTGGGGATCTACTCCTTGGGGTTACCTAGACCAACACAAAGAACAGTACGGGTGGATGAAAGACCTGTACATATTCCAACTCACACAACAACCAGATTGCTGGATTCAAATCACGGTACCAAACGAATTCCAACCGGTGGGTAAATACAACATAGGAGTCACCGCCGGTATAGAAACCACAGTGTGCGATCCTTCGTGGTTAGAGGGTTGTAACAGGATGAACATAGTCCTGGTATCTTCACAGCACGCAAAGACCGTGTTTGAGGGTTATACGTTTAACCAACAGGACAACCAAACAGGTCAGATATTGAGAACCATTAAGTTAGAGAAACCAGTTGAAGTACTATTTGAAGGCATAGACGTAAACAAATACTTTCCGATAGCAGACGATGACTTGGAAGAGACAGACCTGGTCCTAGCGCTTGATGATATACCTGAAGAGTTCTGCTTTCTTTACGTGGGTCACTGGTTACAAGGTGATTTGGGAGAAGATAGAAAGAACACGGGCATGACCATAAAGACCTTCTTAGAGACCTTTAAGGACAAGAAGAACAAGCCGGCACTGGTACTGAAGACCGCCAAGGGCACGAACAGCGTCATGGACAGGGACGATATACTTGAAAAGATAGAGGCGATAAGGAAGACGGTCACAGGCAAAGACCTACCGAACATATACCTGCTTCATGGTGATTTCGACGACAGCGATATGAACCACCTGTACAACCATCCAAAGATGAAGGTGATGTTGTATCTCACAAAGGGTGAAGGTTTTGGACGTCCGTTGGCAGAGTACTTCATGAGTAAAAAACCTGCGCTGGTATCGGCGTGGTCAGGTCACATGGACTTCTGCAACCCAGATTTTGCTGTGTTCGTACCAGGTGATTTGACAGACATACACCCGTCGGCACAGGCACAGAACATGTTGATACAGGGATCCAAGTGGTTCAGCGCAAACATGAAGTACGCTTCGGCCAAGATGCTAGACATGTATGCGAACTACGCCAAATACACAGACAACGCAAAGAGACAGTCACACTACGTTAAGAGCAACTTCTCTTTCGATGACATGAAAGACATTCTGGCCAAGTACCTAGAAGCGGTGCCAAAACCCGTAGCACTAAAACTACCACAACTAAAAAAGATCCAGTTACCAACACTCAAAAAACCAGAATAAGATGATAGAAAAACTAATAAAGTGTCCTAAGTGTGCGGCAGAAGACAGTTGCTTTGCTCAGTCAATAAATGAAACCAAGTTCGGATACAATTGCTTCCAGTGCGGATACATATCTAGCGACTTCATGATAGAAGGAGAGTACGACTTTGCTCAACTTGAAGAGACGATGCCCGAACTATACAAAGACCTGAAGTACAAGGACGAACAGGGCAGGGTGTGGTATCCAAACGTGATAAACATGCCAGAAAAGGGTGTGGTATTCATAAACGGTACCTCAAAAGAAGACTGGCAGTGGGCATCGATAAAGTCGATACCTCTTACAAAGAAGGAGATTAAGAGCGGCAAGTTTAAGGGACAAACGTACAAGAGCGACGCATCAAGTTTAACAGGACACGGACAAGACGGGTTCTACGATGCTTGTGACAGCCTTGGTTTTTTTGAACTAGAAAACGTACAGGAATAATGGCAACGATAAGTTACGCGATAACGGCATGCAACGAACACAAAGAGCTCGAGAGACTTCTTTCTGTGCTTGGTGAAAACGTGAGACCCGAAGACGAGATAGTCATACAGATGGATACCACAGCCACAGAAGAGGTGAGAAAAGTTGCGTCACATTCCAAGCACGTAAAGGTGACTGTTGAGTTTCCGTTAAACAAAGATTTTGCAACTTTCAAGAATAACGTAAAGAATTACTGTACAAAAGATTACATTATATTCCTAGACGCAGACGAATTGGTTGATGAAACCTTTATAAAGAACCTACCCGTGATACTGGAGATGAACCCTGAAGTGGACCTGTATCACATACCGAGATGGAACATAGTAGAGGGCATAACGAAAGAACACGCGATGAAGTGGGGCTGGCACGTAGACGACCACGGTAGAATCAACTGGCCTGACCTACAGAGTCGAATATGCAAGAACAGTTCTAAGATACAGTGGGTTGGCAAGGTACACGAGAGACTTGTGGGACATGCAACGATATCCAGGTTTCCGGAACAGCTATTCATATACCACCCGAAGACCATAGAAAAGCAAGAGAAACAAAACGAATTATACAATACTATATGATAATGAAAGCGGCGATATTAGAACAAATAAATCAAGATTTAGTAATTGGAGATGTAGAATTAACTCAACTTCAATATGGTCAAGTACTAGTTAAAAATATAGTAAGTGGCCTTTGTGGAGCACAGTTACAAGAGATAGCTGGACTTAAAGGAAATGCTGGATTTGTTCCTCACCTTATGGGACATGAAGGTTGTGGAATAGTAACAGAAGTCGGATTAGGAGTTACTACTGTAAAAGTTGGAGATAAAGTGGTTATGCATTGGAGAAAGGGTGACGGTATAGAAGCACCATTTCCAAAGTATGTATACAATGGAAAAACAATGTCAAGCGGAAAAGTTACCACATTAAGCGAATACTCCATAGTTTCAGAAAACAGATTAACTACAGTTCCAGATGATACACCAGAAGAGTTGTGTGCATTACTTGGATGTGGTTTAACCACTGCTCTAGGCGTTATAACAAACGAAGCAGAGGTTAAATTTGGAGAAAGCGTTATGGTAATAGGATCTGGAGGCGTTGGACTAAATTTGATACAAGGCGCTAAACTAGCAAGTGCATATCCAATAGTTGCAGTGGATGTTATAGAAGAAAAAAGAGATATGTGTTTATCAATAGGAGCAACTCACTTTATAAATTCTACTACAGAAACTATCGATCAAAAATTTGATGTGATTATAGATACTACAGGAATCCCAGAAGTAATATCAAAAGCTACTACTTACCTTTCAGGAATAGGTAGATTAATATTGGTAGGACAACCAAAACCAGGGAGCGATGTATCTATTCCAACAGCCAATAAAATGTTTGATGGATCGGGCAAAACTATCAAAGCAACCCAAGGAGGAAAGACAAATCCTACAGAAGATATTCCTAGATACATAAAACTACATAAAGCGGGATTACTCGATATCACAAAGATAATAACACACAGATTTGAATTGAATCAAATCAATGATGCATTTAGTCTATTAAAATCAGGACATGCAGGAAGAATAATGATTAACATAAACAATAAATAAATGAGAAAACAGTGGACTAAAGAAGAGCTAATAGCTTTTGAAAATCATATTGGTGATTTATATTTAGATAACAAATTACCGTTTTTATTTCACCTATCTGGCGGTAATGAAGATCAGTTGATAGAAATATTTAAAGATATCAAAGAAGGTGATTACGTTATTTCTAATCATAGAAGTCACTATCACGCTTTACTTCATGGTATACCTCCAGAAACCGTAGAGCAGAGAATCTTAGAAGGTAGAAGCA